AGGATTTGAATTGTACTTTATAATTCATTAAACATTTACCTCATTCTTATTTTTAACTTCTTCAAATAGGTCCTTCAAATCTTTGTCAGATTCCAGAACAGAGCGATAGATTTCTAGCTCTTTGATGAGCTGTTCTTTCTCCTGCTGTGATTCAGTCAATCGTGCCTTGAACTCAGCTTCATTGATTGATTTGCTAGCCAATTGATTAGCTAGATCTGTGATGATTGATACATAAGTATTTTCTTTCATTTTGTTACCTTTCTATATTCCGAATTTGTCAAAATCTCTTAATGAATTAGCTACCGCATTTCTGATAGAACTGTGAAGAGCTGTTCTCATTTGCTTCCCGTTCTGTGGGGTGAAGTCATCTGTTGCAAAGCCAGCGTTGACAAAATGCTGAAGAGCTGTTCTGAGAGTTCTCAAAGCTTGTCTGAGCCACACACTATTATTCCCGTTATTGATAAGTAGGAAGTCACCAGCTTGTATGTTGGTGTTTCTACCATTGGTCCCGTATGGAGCAATGGTTGTTCCTCCCCAAGTGGTTATTCTCCAACCATAAGGATTGCTCCCTGTAGCTTGGTCATAGTTGTAAGAGTGAGTAAAGTTGAATCTGTCTCCTACAAATGTGACCTTATCTGCATTGTCATGATCTCCTGTACCTACTCCCTTGATGGTGTCAACAATCATTCCATTAAATCCACCTTGATCCCAGTGGCTTCTGATGTCGTTATCCCGACGGTCAGCACCAATAATGGCTTTAGAATTGATGTAGCGTCTTCCGTTTATCGTCACATCATCATTCCGGAAGAAAAGCCCTTGACTAGAAGCATTTGTTTGATCACGGAAAACTCCTGTGAAATTATCGTAGAATGACAAGCGCCCGTTATCTAAATCAAAACTAGATACACCAGAATTTGCTGTCAGTCTTCCTCCACGGATATCATTTGCGGAGATTCCCACAGATGTTAGTTGAGTGATGAATGCTCTCTGAGAAGCCAGCTCTCTGATGAATGCTTGATTGGATATAAGCTTATTGATCATTGCATAATCTACCAACAACTTGTCCGCTGTTACTGCATTACTAGCGATGATCTGAGTTGTTACTGATCCAGCCTTCATGTGTCCAGTTTCCACACTCTCGCTTGCGATATGACGGCCCAAAATAGATCCATCAACTACCATGTCGCCTTTCACCTTGATCAACTTAGCGATCAAAGCAATGGCTTCTGGTTCCTGCACCAGCAATGAGCTGATGGTTCTTCCATTGATGCTCTTACCTGTGCCAAATGAGATTTGACCATCTGTGATGTTGATGTCTGTTTTCTTCAAAACACCATCAAACTGGCTGATGATTGTTGCTACTTGACCATTGACAGTTTGCTGATAGTTAGCAAAGCGCCCATTGATGCTGTCTTTAAAATCATCTAGCTTGTCATTGAGTACAGAGTTTTGACTGGAAAGTTTCTGGTTAGTTTCATCTGCTTGAGCTTGAAGTTTTGCAGCAGTTTCTTGCGCTTGATTGGTGATTTTATTTGTAAGCGTTTGTTCCTGAGTTGCAAGTTTATTGTTTAGCCCTTCTGTGGCATATCTCAGATTGTTCCCGAACTCGGTTGAAAATGTTGAGAATTGGCCATCAACAGTCTGCTTGTACTCAGCTAGTTTGCTTTCAATCCGTGAATTGATTGTGTCTAAGCTGTTTGGCTTGTATGGAGGAACTTTAGGTCCTTTGACTAAAATTGGCTTACGAATCCAAAAGTGTGCATTGTTGACTGCATAGAAGTAGAATGGGAAACTTCCTGATGAATCAAATTCAAAATCAGTTGCTAGGAATGTGAACTCAGCTTTTAACCATGTATCTTTTGCGGTTGTCTTGTCTGCAAAAGCCTTACCAAATACTTGCTTATTATTTGAGTGTCGTTTTAGTGTAACTGCAATTCCTTTGTCACATTCAACATCACTTCTCACTTGATATTCAAAGCCTAATGAGTAGTATTCCCCTTGGGACATTTTGTTGATGTATAGTGGGAATGTTGGTCCTGCCCATGTATATGAACTTGCAGGAGATCCGGACACTTTCATTTTGAAAGTCCCATTTTCTACTGATGCAATTCTGGTTGTTCCATTATTGGGCGCTGTGTATTCAGTCAAGCTATCAGCTAATTTCACAAGGTTTTCTTGGTCAATCTGACTTCCAAGAGCTTCAATTCTTCTTGTGATCCCCTCAGAGTCTTCTGTGTACTTATTCTTAGAAATGTAATTCTCAGATAGATTCTCACGGATAGTCTTCAGGGTGTTGCTTGTCTGCTCTTCTGTATAGCGTTTTAGCCTGGATTCAAGTATTCCACTTTCTCCAGTATATTCTTCAAGCGCTGTGATTTGAGTTTTCAGACCTTTCGCTGTGCGTTCAAAAGATGCTGAAGCGTTTGTGACAATGGCTTCTTGATCTTCTGGGGCTGGACCTGCATCTGTTCTGGTAGTGCTTTGTGTTAGCTCCACCTTTTTGAATGAAATTGAACCTGCTTCACTATAGCCGATGATGATGCGCCAGAAATCGAACTCATCGCTTTTTTCTAACGATGGCACAGAAACTTTGTACAGATTCCATTCATCAGTTAACTGAAATTGAGCATAGATTCTTTCTGGATTGTATCCAGATTTGCGATTCTCACGCAATGAAGCCCACATTGTTCCTGAACCGCTATTTCTTTTAGCATAAAATGAAATCGTGTAAGGCTCGCCTTTTTCTAGGTAGTCCAGAGCGGTTGTTTTTGAAGTCGCCCAGCTTGGTGCAGTGCTAGAAAATAACTGTGCTTGCTTCCAAGTGTTTGTGTTGCCTGTGATGGTATAAACACCATTTTCTGCTGTACCGGTTGAATCACTTGAATCACCGTGAGCAAAGAACCACAGACCACGAGTGAAATCGTAGTCTTCAGCATAATTTCTTGATCCAACTTTCAGACTCGTGAACTCTTCTTTGATGCCATTTATCGTCTGTTCGACATAGGAGCGATCTGCTTTGCCATTTGTGACATTGGTCAGGTCAGAGATGGCTTTTTCTGTGGTTTGTTCAAACCGTGATTGTGCGCCTTTTAATTCAGTGAATTGGCTTTCTGTAGACTGTTTGAATTTGTCAATGAGACCTTTGACTTCTACATCTTTTTCAATGAGCTTTTTAGTTGTAGCCGTCAAGCCTTCCATTTTAACTTCAATGCCATTGTATTGAGCTTTGAACTCTTCTACAATTTCATTTTTATTAGCTTGGCTTGCTGCTGCGATCTTCTCAGTGACTTGAGCTGAGATTTCTTCTTTGACTACTTCAGCTTGTGCTTTGGCTTGCTCAATCCCATCAGTGATCTCTTTCTCCAAAGCTCCTGCTTTATCTTCAAAAGCCCTATTGGCATTGTCAACCAACACTTTCAATTTCTTGTAGTATTCATCATCCTCCTGAGTCTTTTGGACTGTATCAAGGATTTCAGATGCTACATCAGAAATTCCATTTGAGCCTGACATGCCTCCACCGTGGCCCGCCTTGTCATCGAATGTAAGAGAGATATACTCTTCTGACAGAGCATCAAAGACATAGCCCACAGCTTTTTTCTTCAGCATGACATCATGCTTCAAGCTCATGAGGGTTGATGTGTCACCGAGATGGACGGTTTGCCCATCAAGCTCATAAGCTTCAATTTTGATCTGATCAGTAGGCTTGTCAATATTCCCATTCTTGAACTTGGCTTCACCCCATTTTCTCAGCTCTTCCTCTGTAGTAAGATCATTGTTCTCATACTCAGCTTCATTGATGTAAGGATAATTTCCGATGAGGGGGCTGTCTACAGTGACTTTCAGAACCGTGTCTTCTTCTGCTCCCTCTGGTTTGAATGTTGATTTCAGATGTAGTCTCGTGATGATGCTGGAACTGCTCTTATTCCGTTCGTACTGCTTCAAGTTTTGATGTGTAGTGATTACCACACCACGATCAATTCCCCGACTCTTTGGGATGTCAATCAGGAAGTTGTCACGAATCATCTCACCTTCCCAAGCGCCAACAATGGAGTGTTTCCCGTCCATCAGGATCTTATAGAGCGTTTCATCTTCTGTAGTGTTGAAGGTTCTATTGTCCATGATGTTACTTGTGAAAGAGAATTTCCCAAGTGGTGTCTTAACTGCTGAAATCATAGCATTCAAGGCGATTTGACAGGTTGAGTTTGAAACCTTGATAGGACGAACAGAGCGCTTGAAGATGTCTTCTGTGATGTGCTGACAAGTCAGACTTACTGTGTCATCTTGCTCGCTGATCTCCTTGATCCGGAAAAGTTGCCGGCCAGTGACAGGAGTTGGGGCGATGATGAGCATGTCTTCCTGAAATTTCTTATAAATTTCAGTGTCTGTGATTGGGTAGTCAACTTTGAGTGTGTAGCTCACGTTGATTACTTCTTCAACTTCTGCTTTTGTTGCTTCATGGAGTGGCTGGCCATTCCATTTTACTGTTTGAGCATTCCTGTCTAATAAATATAGAATTATAACCACCCCCAATTGGTTTCAAAAATAAGTGATTGAATGCCAGGACCTAAAACCACCCCAACAGTTTTCTGAGCTTGGTTAGCGTCAATTGTGATAAAATCTCCTGACCACTTCACCAGATTCCCTTTCTTATCAAGGAAGCTTGGATTCTGTGGGTCATTTACCATTACAGCGCTCTCAGATAGTTGTTCAAGCTTGATGGTTTGCTTTCCAATCGTGAAGCTAGTCTCAGATGAGCTATTTCCTCTAATTATGATTTTAGGGAACGCTAGTGAGCTACCTTGTAGCCTGAGAACACCATTTGAAGTGAGAGTTTGAACATCATTGTTCTTCATGTATTTTGTAGGGTGACAAATAAATGTCACCTCTAAAGAATACATTTTAGTTTTATCTCTCTGAGTGTCAGACACCTTTGTCTGATAGCAGAACCATCTTGTGAGCTTGTTCTGTTGATTCTCAAGCCAGAAATTTCTTTTGGAGAGAAATTGGACAAATTCAAGGACTTGCAACTCTGTTGGGTTGATGAGCTGAAGAGTGTATTTCTTTTCAATCGCTTCTCTGTGAGGGTTTGACTGAACAATATATCCACTAACTCCATCATGACTCAAAAGTTTGTCCTTTGAGAGACCAACCTGAATTGTAGGGCCTTCAAGTACAATCACATCAAATGGAAATGATGAAGTTCCGACCCCATCAATTATCAATTCGTTGTATCTTACCATGCAGGCGCTCCTCTCAATTCTTTCTGTCTTCTCAATTCAGCAGCTATCTTCTGAGATACCTTATTGGCGATCTTCTCAATGTCAGCTTCTTCTCTGATGGTATTGTCAGAGATGTTGATGTTGATTACGGTTCCTTGTGGGTCCATTGTTTGGGCGATGCCACGGCCAATGGCGCTCAAGTTACGTTCATTCAGTGGTAGGACTGCTTCTTTTCCAGCTTCACCGCCAACCATGAGGCTATTCCCGTTCATGCCAAATGCTGTGGGCTTAGTTAAGATCCCACCTTTGGCATACCATTCAATGCCAATGCTTGGAATCCCTTTACCTTTCAGCCAGTCCATTGGGTTCAGTGATCCACTTGCCTTGAAGTGAGGCAGTGGAATGTGTGGCCACTTGAATTGGAAATTGAAGAAGCCTTTAATTCCATCAATAGCTTTTCCTACTAGGTCTTTGGCTCCATTGATAGCACCCCCAATTGTGTCTTTGATCCCGTTCCAGATTCCTGATGCAGTTGAGCTGATACCGTTCCAGATTCCTGAAATCGTGCTTGAAATTCCATTGAACACACTTGAGACTGTGCTTGAAATTCCATTCCAGATGCCAGATAGGGTTGAGCTGATACCGTTCCAAATGCTTGATGCAGTGCTTGAAATAGTGTTCCAGATATTAGACAAGATCTGAGCCATCGCATTGAATACAGATTCAGCAATGCTCTTGATACCATTCCAGATACTTTCAGCGATGCCCTTGATGGATTCCCAAGCACCAGACCAGTCACCATTGATGATCTGCATAACAGTCTTAATGATGCCTAATACCACGTTGATGGCTGTTTCAACAACAGTTTTGATGGTATCCCAAACTGTGGAAATTACGGTTGAAATGTTATTCCATGCAGTTTCAATGAATGGTCCAAGGACGTTCATGACTGTTGTCACTACTGCTGAAATAGCGTTCCAGACGGTTTCTGCTGTCTGTCTGATCAATTGTTGATTGTCATTCCACCAACTTGTTAGCGTCCCCCAGATTTGCATTACAAAGTCAGAGATGGCTTTGACCACAGTGTTGATGACTGACATGATAGCGTTCCAGACTGTTTCAACAGCGGTCCTGAATCCCTCATTGGTTTCCCACAAGTGCTTGATAACCAAGACTATTCCTGTGACTGCTGCAATAACAGCGGCTATCACTCCAATGATTGGCAATGCAGCAGCTATCAGCCCTCCTATACTTGCTCCTACAGCAACAGCAGCCGCCTGAAGGGCGAGGAAGATTGGGGCAAGTACACCGGCCACTGTTACAATTGTTCCAAAGACTACAACAAAGTTTTTGATGGGCCCAGGTAAGTTGTTGATCCATTCTGCCACTTTCTTGAAGACATCCACAATGATGTCAAGGGCGGGAGCGAATGTTTCAGCGATTGCTCCACCGACCTCAGCCATGACAATTTTCAAGCCATTTTGTGCTGTCGTGAATTTATCAATAGGATCTAGAGTGCTTTCATAAGTTTGTGAAACTAACCCTGCTGACTCTTTAGATGTTTTTCCAAGTTCATCAAAGCTCAAAGCTCCACGCTTGATGGCATCGACCATTTGAGGAGCCTTTTTGGCACCAAAGATCTCCATAGCGATCCCCATTGCTTCAGTCTCTGATTTACTGTTCTTGATTGCTTCAATGGTCTCTTTGAGACCTTCTTTCATGGTCTTTCCTTGCTTGGTGTAGACCCCTGCTGCCTTTGTCATTCCTGACAATGCTGCTGATGAATCAACCCCATGCTGTTCAAGTTGACCAATCAATGTGACAGCTTCATCAAATTCAAGACCAAGCATCTTGATTTGTGGCGCTCCATCTGTTGCTTTCTTCATCAAGTCATCAACAGAAACCCCTGTGGATTGTGCCACATAAGTGGTGCTATCCAGTACATCAGATAGGTAATCAACAGAATATCCGTAGGCTTCCAAGGCTTGCTTGGACTGAATTGTTGCATTCGTGATGTCAGATCCGTTGATTTCTGCAAACTTGAGCATGTCAACAGATGTGGTTTTGAGCGCATCCCCTGTTAGGCCGAATTGGGTGTTAACTTCACCGACTGCATTCCCAATTTTGCTGAAATCAGTAGGCATTTCAGTGGCTATGCCATTGGCAATTCCTTGCATCTGCTCAAGGGACTTTCCACTTGCACCAGTCTTGGTGACAATAGTGTCCATTCCTTCATCAATTTCCCGGAACGCATCTAGAGCGCTCTTTCCAAAATCAACCAACTTTTGACTGATTTCAGATAGCTTCTCAGAGAATTGGTTCAGTAACTCAGCTTTCAGAAGCTTGTTTGTCTCTTCAAGACCGCTACTAGCTTTCTTCCCTGACTCACCAAGATTCTCCATTTCATTGGAAAGCCCGTTGAAGGCTGCCTTGGACTCGTTCAATTGAGTTTCTAGCTTATTGACTTCTGTTGAGTTCTCGCCATATTCTTGTTTTGCAAGGGCAAGCTGTTTCTCAAGGTTCTCAATTTGTTGGGCGACAATTTCGCTTTGCTTCCCAATTTTTTGTTCAGCAAGTGCCAGCTTATCTGCTTCACTAGCATTGGAACCCATCTGGCTTTCTTGTAGCTTGAATGAGCTGACAACTTTGTCTCCTTCACTTGCAAGGCGCTGTTGCTCATTTTGAAGCTCTTTCAGTTGTTCACGGTTTGACTTGGTAGCATTCCCATTTCCGTCCAATGCCTTATTGACATTCTCAAGCTTGTTCTCATAGCCCTTCAGGATGTTCTCGGTCTGGACCACTTCCCGTTGAAATGCACGGTATTGATCAGCACCAATGTCACCACTCTTGAACTGAGCTTCAACTTGTGCTTGTGCCTGTCTCAATGTTTCCAATTTTTCCTTGGTTGTTGAAACTTGCTTTTGAAGCACTTCTTGCTTCTGAGCTAATAGAGTCACATTCCCTGTGTCAAATTTCAGAGCCTTGTCAATGCTCTTCAATTCTTTTGCTGCTTCAACAGAAGCAGAATTTACTTTCTTCAGGGCATTTTGAAGGGGCTGTGTGTCACCGCCAATTTCGATTTTTATCCCTTTAATATTACCGGCCATATTTCCTCCTTTCACATAAAAATATAAAGAGCGCCTAAAGGATTCTTGTGATCAATCGTCCATCCATTCGATGAACTTGACCTCAGATTCTTCCTCTCAGCACTCTGTTTCAGACTAAAATGAGTCAAAATCTGACTGTGTGGCCTTGCGTACCTCTGATTTATTTTCAGTACGCAAATTCACATAATCTGTTTGATAATCCAGAGCCATTCCAATTGAAATGTGCTTCAGATCATCAATTGTGAGACCAGTTTCTTTACAGCAAGAAAGATAGGATTCTACTGTAAAGATTTCATCACTGGCTGATTCTGACTCATCTGGTTTTTTTTTGACGTCATTGTCTCATTGATCATTTCCATTAGAATTGGAGCAATGTCCTGCAAAGGAAATTCTTCCATTTCCATAAAAAATTGTTCATAAGGCTTGATGTGTGGATTTCCTGATTTTGTGAAAACCCAAAACAAGCGATTGAAGAATGTCATGTCAAAATTGGCTAACATGTTGATGTCAACTTCATTGTTGCCATTCTCAGCCATTTGCATGATATTCTGGTTTGAGATCATTCCAAAAAGATCTTGGAAGAAATCTTTCCCAAACTCACTCTTATAAGCGATAGGAGTGTAAGCATTGGTTACAAGCTCATACTCCTTTTCACTAATGGTCACACTCTTACGCATTTAAGGCCTCCTTAATTACAAAGCTTGATTAGGTTCATATACCTTTTCAAACCATTTCTTATAAACTTCTTGATCATCCGCTGATGTGATGGAACGTTTCACAACTTGGTCACCGGGACGAGGGCTGGCATTGAAGCTCAATTCACGTTCATTCACGTTGGTTCCGTTCTTGGTAGCTGATCCGCTCGATGGGCGACTTGCTGAACAGTAATACATGACATGGCGTGTCTTGTTAGCATCGCCAGCAAATTCAAACATAAGTGCGAAGTTGGTTGTCTTCGCATCTGCTTTTTCTGTAACCACTCCTGTTGTAGAGTCTTTGATGTCGCCCAAAATTTTTGTTGCGAATGCTTCAATGATGTGTGGGACTTTGAATTTACCTTCGTAACCTTCGTTTGAGTTGACGAAGTAATAATCAATGTTATCAGCTTTCACTGATCCTGAATCCCCTTTAGGGTCCAGCGTCAATTCCATCGCTCCAGGGAAGCGGAATACTTGACCATAAGTGATCACTCCTGCTTCACTGATTGATTGGATTGGTGCCACATGGACATTTTCAAGTCCAAATGTAACTTTGTTTTCAGTCATTTCTTTCCTCCTCAATATAGATAGACTTCATAAGACTTCACAAACAGTCTTTCTGATTCAATAAAATTTTCTTCTTGAACATCATAAAAGAGCTTGTGGTCATTCCACAGCTCTTCTAATCGTTCTTCTAGTTCCTCATCTTTTCTTTCAAAGACCAATTCTACAGTGACAGCACGGATCTTGTATGATGCTTGATTGTCTGTCCCTGTGATAGATGGCAAGCTTTCAAAATAGACAAGGTAAGGCAGTGAGGGGACATTTCCTTCCCTGAATGCCTTGTAAGTGACAGGCAGGCCAGCCTGTTCCAAAATATCTGCAAACTCTGACAGCTTCATCTTCCAAGCTCCTTCAATTTCTTTTCAAAATTCTCAATAGCGTGATCTTCTGCCGGCTTGATGTGTACGATGCCGGAAACCCGTCCCCCGTTCCTTTTGATATGCCCAAACTCAAGCAAATGAGGGAGACGGTAATTTGTGTTATGTACTACAAAATTACCTTTCCCCATTTTCTTTTTCTTCCACGTTTTGGCATACTTCCCAAAGCGCTTTGGACTTGTCGCTTTCAATTCTTGGACGGCCTCTTCTGCTGTTTCTTCTGCTATCTTGTCAACTTTCTTTTCAACTTCAGTGGAATACTCTGCTAATGCTTTAGCAATTTGACTGGCTAGATCTTGGCTCATGTCATTTTCTCCACTAAAGTCAATTCAAGGATGTTGAGGTTGATTGGATATGTCTTCAAAATCCGGTATTCCTTACCGCCAAATTCAGCAAATTCCTGATTGTCATATTCAAAGCTGTGAATATCAACAATCAGATTTGGACGAATGCCAGCCTGGTTGGCTTGGTAAAATTCGGATCGTGTGATAGATTTTTTCTTACAAAAAATTGTAGTCTTTACTTTCTCAGTCAGATCTTGCTTGAGCTTGTCCTTACCTGTAATTTTAAAACCTATCAATGTGATTTCATCATTCCACATCTCACACCTCTTTCTTGGAAGAGATTTGCAGATTGTGCAAGCGCCATTGAAGGTGACGTGGTAGATCAACACCACCTTCATAGCGATAAGCAGCAAAGTCAACAATGAACATTTCATGGTCAGCACGATCTGGAACCAATTCAACACCCAGATTGTTTGTTAATTCGCTGATGACGCTTGAGACAATCTTCTCCAGTGTTTTATCTCGCAAATTTGAAGCAATTCCTAATTTAATTTTAAGTAATTCCACTAACTGACCAGTGTCCATGCTATTCTTCCTCTTTCTTGGTTGCTTTCTTGCGTTTTGGTTTTTCTTCAGTGGTTTCTTCTACTTCTTCAGTAGTCGCTTCCACTTCTTCAGAGGTCTCTTCTACTTTCTCAGCAGTTTCTTCTACTTCTTCAGCAGCCTCTTCTACTTTCTTAGTAGCTTTCTTTATTACTTCATCAGTGATGAAGATTGAGCCTGCTGAGTTGAAGCCTGTCAAGAGTCCTTGAACAAACTCTTGATCAGGTTCATAGCCTTTGCGTGGAAATACATCATCAATTTTATATTCATGTTGTTCTGTGTCACGCATGTCCTTGAATGGACGGATTACTGTATAGGCCATGTGATACCTCCTTACGCTACAACATCAGTGTATGTGCCAAAGAATCCAGCAGATTCATCTACTTTCTTGACATCAAGACGTAGGAAAAGCCCAAGCAATTGGCCATAAATGTCATTGTTAATCCATTTAACTGATACTTGAAGCCGGTCAAACAATTTAACGAATTCAGCAACATCTCCGATAAAGAACTTCATGTCACCTTCATTGCCAAATAGGGTGTCATCCACTGGATAAATAGTTTTGCCACCGAAAGAATAGCCTGTAGGGGATGTAACATCTGGTTGAAGCATGTATTTCCCATTTTTATCCTTGACCTTGTCAAGTGCTGCAAACATTGATTGAGTTACAACAATACTTGCTTTGTAGATTGATTTAAGTTTCTTGTTGTAGATGTCTTTGATTCCATCAAATCCAGCAGCATCTGCTGGAGTAGCTGTTTTGAGAACAGCAGTGATCAATGAAAGCTCAGTATTTTCACCTTGGTTGAACACTTCATCTTCTACGATAGCCATGATGTCATAGTCTGCATCATCAATCATTTCTTGAGACACAGGAATGTATCCACGGTAAGTCTTAATTGAGTAGTCAATTTCACTGATGCTTGGTTTTCCAAGTTCTGGATTGGCTTTTAACTCATCAGTAGAAGCCATTGATAACTGGATATTTACCAGAACCACTATTTACTTGAACACGTTTAACAAGGTCCAATAGTGGATTGCGTGTTTTTTCAAGGAAGTGAGGTTCTAACACTTCAGTTGGGATCAAAGCAGCGCTTCCAGAGTCTGTTGTTTTAAGACCTACAATGTCACGAGTTTGACCAGTACGAATGAATTTAGCAATTGCGTCACGTTGTTCCAATTTCTTTCCTCCACGTTGCTCCTCATCTTTGAAAGTTGGGGCTTTTCGATTTTGTTCGTCCACTTGCTTTTGAAGTTCTTCAATCTCTTCTTCAAGTTTTGCTTTTTCTGCTTGTTTTTCTTCCAATTCTTTTTGGATTTCTTCAAGGCTCTTTTCAACCGTTGAAACTTCTTCTTCGGTTTCTGCACGGTCCAATTTTTCTGCTTCAATAGCAGAACGGTTGTTCAATTCTGTGATTGCTTCTTCCAATTCAACAACCTTGTTTGCTTTGGTGCGCATACGTGCGCCCAGAATCAATGCTTTGTTCATAGATTGTATTTCTCCTTAATTTTCATTTTGCGTTCATTTAACGCTTCAACATTGGCACGTTTTAGACATTCGAAATCTTTCTTCCGTGCAGCAATCTCAGTTTGTGGATAGGCCGGGAATGTGCAAGGGCTGACCTCAAAAATTTCAAGCTCTAGCACGGTATCAAGATAAGAACCATCTTCACGCTCAACAGTGTCCACCTTGATTGGCATAAATCCAAAACTGCATCCAACAATATCCCCACGCTGTACACGGGCATAGGCTCCCATAGCGTCAGGATCATTCCTGTTGATGATAATGTCACCATAAAGGCCTTTGTCATCAACTTTGAGAATCACTGTGCTGTTCCATGTGCGCCCTAAAACTAGGTTATGGTCATGATTGAACAATGCACGGATGTCAGCATTCTTGATTGCTTCTTCCACTCCTGCACGTTTGATCACTTCAAAATAGCCTGGCCACAGCTCAGTTTCTTCATCGAACCGGATGAAGTAGCCACTCAGAATCAAGTCACCAGATTCTTGTTCTTCTCGTGTCTCAAATTGAGTAGCGATGTAGGAATTACGTTTCTTCACTGGCATTTCCTCCTTCCTTATTTAGTTTGTTCTGATTGCCTAACTCGCCTTGTGGCAGATAGTTTTCAAGAACGATGATTTCATCCATTTCAGGATCCGGAGTCATACCAACCCAATCTCTCCACTCGTTCCTACGCATTGCAGCGCTGTTTGTCATCTGTTGAGCAACAGTTGAAAGCTCTGTAATGTCGTAAGAATACAGTGAACGTGGATTGAATTTGAAGTAGCGTGTGGTTGAAGTCAGTAGGTCTCTTGTGAGCGTCTGAGTGATCGTTGTTGCGATGCTCATGATGGTAGTATTCACAAAGTTGTTGTATTCTTCTTTGTTGAAATCTCCCACCCCTAAAACAAAAGCCGGAACTCCTAACATCCCAGCTACTGTCTTCTTATCAATTTCTACTGACTCATTCAAAGCGATGTCATTCAAACTTAATGGCTTCACTTGTTGCACTTCCAGCAATGCTTCTGGAACAATCCAAGGTTCACCAGCTTGGCTTGTAGCCAGATATTTTTTAGCAATTTTCTCACGACCTTCGATAGTCCCAAGCTCATCACTTGATGAATCGATCTTCACAATAAGGCTCGGAACGTTTTTCCCATTCATGAATCCTTTTTTTGTCTGTGTGGCCATGTTCAAATTACGCACAATATCTTTCAAGGCAAATCTAAAACCGGTCCCAATATAAGGCCGGTCTGGATCAGGATTGATAGCAAAGTGAACCACTTCATCTGGATTGAAATCAGTGTCTCTGAAATGGATCATGTATGTTAGATCATTACTCCTGAATGACACTTCCGACATTGGGAATGGTCTGAGATTGCTGATGTAGTCAGTCATTGGATCATATTCCACATGTAGGACAGAATTTCCATCACCAAACAAAAGCAAGTCTCTGACAATCTTGAAGATCCATGATTTTCTTGTCATGTGATCACAAGGGTTGATGTCAATCTTACGGGCTAACCCGTCCTTGATTCGTACATCACCGGATTCTGTATTCTCCATGAGCTGGATAGTCATATTTGAAACCATGTCAGCAATTTTATTGACAGCCATGATCACATCTGGATTTCTTGCCAGTGGAATATAGCCATCACCGTCATACATGATGCCCAGATCTGAATTCCCAAAGCTTGTGAACATCGTCTGAGACTTCCCACGCTTGAATAATTTGTCAAAGATTCCCATATTTCTCACCTCCTTTCTATCTAATCAAAGTAAGCCATCACATTCTTATTCTTACCAAGGTTAGCAAGAGCCTGAATACAAGCGAAAACACTTGCATCAAATAAGTCAATTCTTGCTGTACCTCCATCACCATCTAATTTTTCATACTGGACAGCATCATCCACTTTCTCAATGGCTCTGACATTGCTGACACAATACTCATAAGCGTCCGAATGTACATAATAGAATTCTTTATTCTTAACTTTCAATTCAATTCTTCTGAATCCCTCTGATTTCAAATAGAATAGCTGAGGCTGGTCAATCATTTTGAATTTAGCTTGCTTCATTTTAAGCATGAACTCTCTACCAAATTTCCTATCCATACCGACAGCGGCAATTTTGAAGCCTTTCTGTCGCATATCTATGAACCATTTAACAATGTCATCATAGAGAACAGTTGGAGTGTTGCTCATTGTCAGCCAGCCATCTGATTGCCACCCAAATAGTGGGATGCCATCGTCATTGGCTTTCTTCTGAGCGTTGACACGAGGAAAGAAAGCGTGTGTTATACAAATATCAACATCTTTTTCACCGTCATTGTACACCCCATAAAGGGCAGCAGCAGTCAAGTCATGCAGTCTTGAAAGGTCAGCTCCTCCATACCAGCGAATAGGAAGCCTTGCAAGCTCATCAATTGTCCAGTCATAGCAGTCATCACTAGCAATAAACTCATCTGGATTGAAATAAGCGTTCATTGAGTTAGTGAAGACATTCAATGTCTTATTGAAGAACTCATTTCTGGTCTGTGGATCATTCAAGGCCTGTTCTGCTTCTTCCTTGAGGGCCTTGAGTGAGACAGTCACACCCCATGATGGATTAGCCATCTTCAGCACATTCTCATCCAAGTAGTCTCCCACATCGCCATCTGTTGCCTGATTGGCCTTACAGATGAAGATGAAGAATGAATCATCTTTGACCAGCTCTTTCAACACCTTTTGACAATATTTCAGACGGTTAGCAAGGAAGCCTGTTGGAATGTCCCCAGCTGTGGAGATAACAAAAAGCATACTGTTCCGGTATGCTGACATTGTTTTCTTCATAAGACCGTATTTCTTGGAATTTCTCATTGTATGGGCTTCATCTAGGATGATGACATTCCCATTGAGAGAGTCAAGCCTGCTTTCATCATTGGCTAGTGCTTGAATAAAAAATGAACCCTCCTCGCCAAAATTGGCAGTGATGGAGTGTTCTTGGTTGTTATCTTTGATTCGGATGTTTTTGTCATTCCATCGCTCAACATTGAACCGCAAGAATCCAAAGGCTTCCAAGGCTTGCTTTACAGAATTTGCTACAATATAGCATTTTGAACCGCTATCTGTATCTAGAATCTGATAAGCCAGAGCGATTGCAGCAGTGAAGGAAGTCTTGCCGTTCTTTCTGGCAAGCATGATCAAGGCTTCTTTGAAGCGTCTTTCATTTGTTCCCTTGATGTAGAATCCAAAGAGATTGACCACCACAAAATGTTGCCACGGTTGCAAAAGTAATGGCTTATTACGGATAGAGACCGCAAACATATCATCACCCTGCTGATGGACAATTGTATGTTCAATGAAATGAACGACAAAATCAACCATGTCTTCATCCATTTCAAATTCTGGATTGTCTAAATCTCTCAGAAAGCGTGATGCTGCCAAAATATTCTCTTCACAATGCTCTTCCTGATGGTCCAGAACGTGTTGAGCGTATTCTTTAGCTTTCTCCACATTACCCATCAGCGCTCACCCGTTTCTTCTTAATCTGGTCTTTAAATTTCAGAACCTCTGTGAGAACTGACCCATTGTCTTGCTCTACTACTTCACCCAATGACTTAGGATTCATCATCAGTTGATTTGAATAGCTGAGTATGTCTTTTCGTAGAATTTCCATTGCTGTGAGAATGGGGACCTTGCGCTCATTCTCAGCTCCTGCCTTATTCACATAGACATCTGTGACAGGATAACCCATTTCAGCATAATCCTGAGCAAGTTTCTGATACTGAAATAGCATTCCTGAAAAGATGTCAATGATCATGTCAAATTCTTTGCGATAAGTCCCAAGCTCTTTCATTTGTTTGATGACTTTTGACTTGATTGATTTAGCTGTGACTGGTTTTGCCAAAAACTAGGCCTCCTTCCCAAAATCCCTTTAGTTTTTATCCCCTTTTTGTCTGAGCGGTCCCGACTTGGAAAAAGTTCCCTTCACCGGTTCCCAGGCGCTCGAAAAAAATTTTTTTCGATGGGGGGATAATCGAAAAATTCAAAAAATCAAAAATTGAAAAATTTGATTTTTACAAAATTTCATTTTTTCGATTTTTGTAAAAATTCAAAAATTCCCTTTTTCGTTTCTTTTGCCAAAAAATTCCTTGACCAATAACTTTATCGTTCTTTCTGTCATGAAAAGTATTGTGTCGCTTGTTAGTGAGAGGTATACAATTCCATTCTTGAAATTCTAGTTCAGGATATTCCGATACTGGAAAAATATGGTGAACCATCTCAGCCGGTTCTGATATTCCATACCTTAAACTCTCTTGACATAGATAATTATATTTCCTTAGAATCTTATCCCGGAACTTCTCCCACTTCTTTGTCTTCAAAGAAGGTCTGACAATTTTGTTATACATCTAATCCTCCTCACACAAAAAGGACAGACAAAACTGATTGGCTGTCCCTCTCATACTTGAAGCTATGCTATCATAATATTTTATTTTATGTGAGAAAACAAGAGCTTATTTTCTCATTTTGTTTTTTGCGGTTTTAAATTCATCACCATTCAATGCTTATATACCTATCTGTGATACTTGGTTTTTTCGCAAAGCTAAAAGAATATACATCGTCATATTTTATTATGAATCCTTTTCCAAGCCGTTCTTTCAATGCTTCTAGCGTTTTATCATCATTCAAGCGTCTGCGTGTGTAATCGTCTTTTGCTTTTGAAAAATAAATTCTAAAAGATGAGAAGCCCTTTTTGGCGGATACTTTTAATTTTTCTTCTAGACGTAGGTTGTTAAAATATCTTTCAAACCACACGCCATGACTCTCACTACTAATTTGTTTTAGTTCATCAAACAGATTCATATTGATCCCACCTTGTCATTCTACTTCCTCAACTTCAATTCCTTCACAATCAAAGACCCAACCGAATCCAGCTTGTTCCAGTTTCTTCTTTGTAAGTTTTGAATAAGCTTTACTGCTGTAAAAATAAATTGCATCTTCATCAGGATCTCTCATGATGTATTGACCGGATGCTTTTATTTTCACTTTGTAGCGTTTCTCTTTTATTAACAATTCGGGACTTTCCCAACGGTTCCCAATTTTTGAGTAGTATTGGAGAGTGTCTCTTGTTATGTCTATTCTGGTATTTATTGTAATACCTTCACCAAACCATCTGCAATTATTATGATCATATCTTACAAGAAAAATATATCCTTGTGCATTGTTTTTCAGAACATCTGCTTCAAATATCTCATTACCGTTTACATCTTCAAGTCCTGTTGATTGCATGAGCTCTATGTCGTCTAATGAAATATCTCGTGGAGCTAAACAAACCTCTTTTATGCATTGTTCATTTTTGTCCCATGCTTGAAAGTTTAGAATCATTCTTCCATCTCCTTTGGTGGTTTTGGATAACTCATCCAGAATACTGTGTCTTCATAAGTGTTTTCAAATCCAACACCGTTACCAAAATCAATCCAGATGTCAGTGGTTATCTCTTGGGTCTTTGGATTATATACAAGAACTTCCTCGTCTATTTCTGGAGTCTTACCTTCCCAAACATAATCAAATCCGTCACCAAATATTTCTTTATCGTCTTCGTAGATATCTCTGGTTGTCAATTTATTCCATTCATAAAGTGCCACAGTTATGTCTGATGTTCTTTTTGCAGTAGCCATTTTTTACCCTCACTTTCACATATCTTATATTTTGTTAAGCTCGCCTTGTTTCTGAAATCCTTTTAGAATATGGCTTTCATTCATTTGTCTTTTTCTAGCTTATGCTTAACTCATTTTGTTAATGTCAAAAATATAAAAATTAAATAACAAAGTTTCTCAAAGCATCATCTAGCTCAGCTTGTTCAATTCCAATGTATCTCAGTGTTATTGCTGGAGACGAGTGATTGAACATCTTCTGTAGTGTGCCTACATCCTTTGTCTTATTGTAATATTTATATCCAAATGTTTTGCGCATTGTGTGAGTCCCCACATTGTCAATGCCCAATTCTTCAGCAGCTTCATGGATGATCTGGTAGGCTCGTTCACGAGTGATGGCCTTGTTTCCTCCTTGCCTGCTCTTGAATAAGAAATGATGGAATGGCTTCCCTTCAACATACTTCCTCATTTCTCGTTTCAATTCTTTCGTCATTCTACGAGAAATCTGCTTGCCAGTCTTTCTCTCTCGTAGTTTGATGTGCCATCCCTGAACATCTTTGACCTTGAGTGTGAGGATGTCACCTACACGCAAGCCTGTATTGAGACCAGTGATGAATAGCATGTAATACATTTCATTCCATTCTCTCAGATAGTCCTTCATGGCTTGGATGTCATCCGTGTCCTTTATGGGTGAGACCTCTTCCATACGCTTCCCCCTCTCTATATTAAAATTGATTTTCATAAGGAATTGGGAGTGCAGGAATCGAACCTGCATCTGCTGTTTTCCGCCAGCATGCTCTAACCATTTGAACTAACTCCCTAACCACTATTAGGAGACCCTCTCATCCATGATGTGGTTATCATGAACAAGATTATAGTATTTTATTTTGTGTGAGAATACAATATCTTATATTCTCAATTTAGA